GGCAGCTGGAGATTCAGCATTATCAGTTTGTTCTGATTCACTATTGATGTTAGGTGCAAAACCTATTGCGTCTTTTACCGAAGGTACAGACGAAGCATCTATATGCGATAGACTATATCCAGACATTAGAGATCAAGCGTTAATAATTTATCCTTGGTCTTTTTCATTTAAGAAAGTTCAATGTGCTAGACTGGTCACTACACCAGTTACAGAATACAAATACGAATATCAATTACCTTCTGATCGCATAGGTTCACCAAGAGCTGTGTACGATGCTAATGAAGTAGGATCTCCTGTACGCAATGAATATAGAATCATGGGAGATAAATTACTTACAGACTACGAAGAAGTATGGGTAGATTATCAATACTCTGTAACAGAGTCATCTATGCCTACTTACTTTGTTCAGTTACTTAAATACTTAGTAGCTTGGCATATTGCATTGCCTATTACAGATCAAACAGAAAAAGCTCAATATTGGCAAACTGTAGCAGTAGGTACACCAGGGGAAAATGGTCGTGGTGGCTACATGAGACAAGCTATGAATATTGATGGTCAAGGACAGCCAGTAAACGCTATACAAGATTTCTCCTTAATTAATGTGAGATACTAATGGCTCGCTTTGTAACCATTCAAACTAACTTTACTGCGGGTGAAATAGATCCTTTATTACGCTCACGTGTAGATATTAAATCATATGAGAATGGTTTAGAGACTGCTCAAAACGTATTGTGCCAGCCACAAGGTGGCATTACTAGGCGCAATGGTTTACGCTATATCAATGCGTTACCTAATAGTGGTTCTGAGTCTGCTGCCAATGGTGTGCGATTAGTTCCATTTGAGTTTTCAACAGCAGATAGTTATATGCTTTGCTTTACACATAATCGTATGCATGTGTATAAGAATGGTGCGTTAATTACTAACATTAATGGATCTGGCAACAGTTATCTTGATACATCAGGCGTATCATTATCTTCTGGTAGATTAGCTAATATGTGCTGGACACAATCTGCTGACACACTTATTGTTGTGCATGAAGATTTAGCACCAGTAAAAATTGTGCGTGGCGGTACAGATGCTACATGGACTGCATCTGCTATTACGTTTGATAGTATTCCTAAGTATGCATTTACATTAAGCGTATCTAATCCAGCGGGTACATTAACCCCATCTGCTGTATCAGGTAAGATTACACTTACTGCATCATCATCTGTATTTACTTCTGGCGCTGTAGGTCAATATATTAATGCAATACCACAAGGTAGAGCTAAGATTGTTAAATTTAACAGTGGTACATCTGTAGACGCTATTACAGAGTTTCCATTTTTTAATACATCAGCTATTGCTAATGGATCATGGGAATATGAATCTGGATATGAAGCAGTATGGTCATCAACAAGAGGATGGCCAAGAACAGTTACATTCCATCAGGGTCGTTTATATTTTGGCGGATCTAAGACTAGACCATCTACAGTATGGGGATCTAAAGTTGGCATCTTCTTTGACTTTGAAGGCACAGAAGGTTTAGATGACGATTCAGTAGAAGCTACACTAGATACTAATACATTTAATGCGATTACAGATATTATTTCTGGTCGTGATTTAATGATCTTTACAACGGGTGGTGAGTTCTATGTGCCACAAAATGGTTTAGAACCAATCACACCTACATCATTCTTTGTGTCTACTACTAACAGAAATGGTAGTAAACCAGGTATTCGAGTGCAACAACTAGAATCAGGTGTGTTATTTATTCAGCGTCAAGGCAAGATACTTTCTGAGATTGCATATTCAGATACACAACTTACTTATCTTACATCAAAAATATCTTTATTGTCAGGACATCTATTAAAGAATCCTACACGTATGGCATTAAGACGTGCTGTGGATACAGACGAAAATGATCTATTGTTAATTACTAATGGAACAGATGGTACTATAGCAGCTTATTCATTAATGAGATCACAGAACGTAATAGCCCCATCAGAGTTTGTAACTGCGGGTGGAGAGTTTATAGACGTAGGCGTAGACTTAACTATAATTTATACAGTTGTTAAAAGAACAATCAGTGGTACAGCGCAATACTATGTAGAGCGTTTTGATTCTACATTACTAACTGATAGTGCTGTCACTGGTGGCGTAGCATCTACAGCATCTATGTCTCATATTGTTGGCAAAGAAGTCAATGTGTTATTAGATGGGATTGTGCAAGCTAACCAAACAGTTCCTGGCGGTGGCACAGTAACATTTCCTAGAGCATCTGCATCATATTATGAAGTAGGATTGCCTATTGCTGTGCAAGCAACAACTATGCCAATAGATTTAAAAATACAGTCTGGTACAAGATTAGGCTTTAAGAAACGTATTGTTGAGGTTAATGCTTTAGTCTATGAAACACAGAATATGGTTATTAATAACATAGAAGTTCCATTTAGATCATTTGATACGCCATCTACATTAGATGCGGATGTACCAGATTATACAGGAACTAAAGTATTGCATGGCATTTTAGGGTATAGTAATGAAGCAAAGATTACAATTACTCAAAGCGCCCCATTGAAATTTACATTATTAGGTTTAGAATATAAAGTAGGAGTCCATCAAGGAACATAATTATGTCAGCAGCCATACCTATTATTAAAGCAGCAGCTCCGTATATATCAGCAGCATCTTCAGCGTTTAGTGCGTTTTCAAGCTTTTCTCAAGGTAAAAGCCAGCAAGCTATGTATAATTTACAAGCTATGCAAACTGAAGCAGAATCAAAACGCAAGGCGCTTGAATACGAACAAAGAGCTAATGAAACATTAAGAAATGTTAATAGGGCTAATGCAGCTAATGCATCACTTAGATATGCTGGCGGTGTATTAGGATTTGAGGGATCAGCTAAATTAATTGAAACATCTAATTTAAGAGGAGCTGGTAGAGACTTTATGACAGACATTAGCAATGCTTCTAATGCGCTTATGACTGGATCAATACAAGGAAGTATATTTAGAACAGCTGGAGAAACTGCTGCAAGAGGCGGTTTATTTGATGCTGCTGGTAAACTTGCTACTGGAGCATATGATTTTAGTAAAGTTATTATTCCAAAAGAAACACCTAAAGCACCACCTAAGGGTTAATTATGGCTGACAATCCAAGATATCAAAGACAAAACATCGTGTTGGCTGAAACGCAGCCATTGCAATTTGCTGACATTAGAGAAAACATTTCTAGTTCTCAGTCATTGCAACGTAGCCTTGATAAGATTTCAGAGTTTGCATTTAGACAATCAGTAGAAACAGCTAAGAAAGCTGGTGCTGAATATGCTGTAACTAATAGACCTACATTACAACAATATGCAGATGCTATTCAAAACAATATAGATCCTGAGACATTATTTTCAGAAGATTATACTATCTTTGGTCAAGCAGCTAGAGAAGTTCAAGCTGTAGGATTTAGAACAGACTTAGAAACAGAAGCTCGTAGTGAGATGAGTAAGATTAAGTCAGTTATTAAATCTGGCTTACCTATTAACAGAGAAGAAATCCAAGCAAAACTTAACGGATTAGTGAATGGCTATGGCAATACATTAGCTAAAGTTAGTCCAGATCAGGCATTAAAATTTAAAGCATCTATAAGCGCTCAAGGCTATGAATTACTTGAAAGCGTAGATGCAGAAATAGCTAAAGAATATGTAGCTAGCAATCTTATGAAGTTGGATGAAGATATTAAAAACTTCCAAACTGATTTGCCAGATCTTATTAACAACAATAATCCAGCTGACTTTGCTGTTAAAGTGCAACCATATATTAATACGATTAAAACTCGTAGTGCTATGTTGCCAGCAGACTATAAACTTAAATATGCCAATAAACATCAAGAAGCTATTGATGATGCAATTATGGATACTATTACTACTCATCTTACAGATAAGAAAACATTTACAAATGACTATGAAGTGATTAATAACCTCAATCAAGGTATTGCTGGTGATATGACTGATTACTTTAACATGTTAGGAGTGGATGAAAAAGGTGTTAGCAAGAAGTCCAAAGTTATTGACATGGTTAGAACAAGACTTAATAACTTAGATAGCGCTCGTAAAGATGCATTAGCATTGCAAACAGAAGAAGATAAGAAAGTATTTAATAGTTTAGAGAGTGAGTATTTTACAACTAAAGATCCTAAAATTCTTGCACGCATGACATCCATGACTATAAAGAATCCTAATCTTGGATCTCCAAAAACTATAGATGCTATTCGTAAAGATGCTGAAGCAGAAGCTGAATATACTGACAATGTAGTTAAAGTTAAAGATGAAATTCGTAGAGGTAAGTTTGATACATGGGATCAAGTATTAGCTCGTGGAGCAGATTTAGGCGTATCAAGAAAGTCACTTAATAAGCATGTATATGGCGTATTTGCTAACAAGTCAGAATCATATGCTGATGACGTTATTAATCAATATGTAGACATGGTAACACCATCTGGTAATAAGCAAGTTAAAGCTAATAAGTATCAGGCTGTTAAAGATCAAATAGAACTTATTAGATCTGAGAATGAAGAATATAATAAGTCTATAGGTAAAAATGAGAAGCCTACAAGAACAGCTGAAATTGCTGCATCATTGATTGACAAAAAACAAAAGACTAATGCTGCTAGATCATTGGTTAATCAAAATAGAGTTGCATATGATAGCTTTGCAGAAAACAAAGACATTAAGTTAGAATTGCCATTATCTCTAAAAGATGATGATGCGTATAATTTATTTAAAGCTAATGTAATGCGTAGCAAATATAGAAATAAAGATGAAATTATGAAATATGCAAATGCGGTTAGAAAAGCAGAGCAAGACGAAGCTAACTTAAAATAAGAGATATTATGGATAACATATTTGATAACTATGAGAATTGGAGATTAGATCAAGAGTTTGGTCCAGTGCCTCCTGTTGCTGAAGAAAACACTGTTATGGCTCCAGAAATTCAAGTTAAACCAAGCGCATTGCCATCCCCTGGAATTGTAGCTCCTTTAGTTACAGAAGGCATTAGTGCAATTAAATCTGACATAGAGCAAAGACCAGTAGAGTCTTTACTTGCTTTAGGTAAAGGCGCTATTGAAGGCGCAATAGGAACTCCTGGAGATCTTATATCTATTATTAAAGGAGTTTACTATGCTGCCACTACCCCAGAAGGCCAAAGCAAAATGAATGAATTTATAAAGGGAATGGAATCATCTACTGGTTTGCCAACAACTGAAGATGTTAAATCATTTATTAACGAATTATTGCCAGGATTAAAAACAGAATCTACAGCAGCTGAATCAGCTGGCGAACTTATTGCTCCATCTGGAGTTGCAACATATGTAGCTAAGGGAGCTACAAAAGGAATATCCAAGGGTATATCAGCAATGACAAAGGCTATTAAATGACAATTCCAAATCAAACATTAGATGATCGTTTAAATCAACTCCAAGAAGATACAGCTTTATCTTTAAGTAAAGATGCAGCTACAGAGAAAGTTATTGAAGATACTGTTGAAGGTATGCCATCACCATTTATAGATGAGCCTACTGAGCCTGTAGAGCCATCAATATTCTCACAAGAAGAACCTACACTAGTTGCTGGCCCAGCTACAGTTGTAGAGTCTATTGCAAAGAAAATTCTTAAGGAAACATTAGAAGTACCTGGTATAAAAGTGCAACGTGAAGTTCAAGTTGGACCAGCTACACAAAGACCTAAGCGTACACCTGGTGGCAATGAAGCTGAAGTTAATATACCAAACAATCCTACTCCTATTGATGTTAAGCCTGTTCCAGAAAGCAAAATGAAAAAGGTTACTGGCAAGAAACAAGAGATTCAAGCTGCTGGTGTAGAAGGTGTTAAGCCACCAGAGCTAAGAATTTCTACAGTGCCATTTGATGATGATTCATTAAAAGCTACTGTAGAAGCTACTACTAAAACATTATTAAAAGATCAAACTGTTAAGACTAAGACAGTGCAAGAGATGTTTGATGCTGCTATTGAGCGCGGCATTCCAGAACAATCTGCACGCCAAATATTGGCTGGCGAAGATTTTGCATCCAAAGTAGGTGGATCAGAGTTGGCTACTAAACTAGCTGGCTTTATCAAATTACATGATGATAGTGCTGCTTACCTTGATGATCTTATGAATCGATATGTTACAGAAGGTTTAAATGATGCAGATAAACTTAACCTAAGACAACAGTTAGCATATCACGATGTTATCTTGAAACAAATGTCTGGCATACAAACTGACGTAGCTAGATCATTAAATGTATTTAAACGTGCTAAAGATATGGGTCCAGCATTGCAAGGTGCTGAATTCCAAGCATTACTAGATGAGACAGCTAATGAAAATGTCTTACGTAAATTTGCTGAGTTCTATGTAAGCTCACCATCACGTAAAGGCAAGAACGAGCTTCTCAGTAATCAAAAAAATATTTGGAATAAACTTGGCGAAGGTATGTGGTATACATTCCAAAGCAATATTCTTAATGATGTTAAAACATGGTCTGAAAACTTAATTGGTTCTATAGCTCATGGCACATTAATGTCATTAGAAGATGGCATACAATCTGGCTTTACTAAGCGTAGACTTAAAGCTGCGGGTGAAGAATACGTTGATGGCGAAGTGTTAGCTGGATGGCATGGATGGCGTAATGGCATGCTTGATGGACTTGAAAGCGCATCTAACGTTATTAGGACTGGTAAGCGTGCTGGATATAAAGGTGAAGTGAGAAATATGCCGCTATCATCAGAATACTTATCTGATACTTCAGTTACTATTCCATTTACTAAAACTGATGAAATGCCAACTGGTAAGGAATTGTTTAGAATTGGTGATTTAACAGATACATTTATTGGTAAAACTTTAGATGCTAATGGATTCTTACAGTCTATTCCATTTAGAGCATTAGCTTCTGGTGATGAATTAGTATCATCTAGCGTAGCTCGTATGGCATTACATAGAGAAACATATAAGTTTGCAACTAATAGACTTAATGAATTGCAAAGATCTGGCAAATCATTAGATGAAGCAAGTGCTATTGTTAAAGATGAAGTTGTTAAATTTGTAAGAGAACAACCAGCAGATATCTATAACAATGTAGAGGAAGTACGCAAGCTCATATCATTTTCATATGAATTTGAAAAAGCTGGTCCAGGCAAGTATTACGATAAAGTAAATGAAGTATTGCAATTGCCTATCATTAGAACAATGGTGCCATTCTCTGGTACATTGACTAAGATATTTGACCAAGGTGCTTCACGTATTCCTGGAATGAATTTTATATCCCCACAGTTCTATAAAGACTGGAATCGTGGTGGCATATACAGAGATCGTGCTAAAGCTAGATTAGCTGTTGGCGCTACTGTATCATCATTAACAGCATTAGCTGCAAGCGATGACTGGATTACTGGTAAAGGTCCTACAGATCCAGGACAAAGAGCGGCATGGCAAAAATTAGGCAGACAAGAATATTCTTTTAGAGTTCCTAAATCTTGGATGTCTTTAGATGTTGTGGATAAATTAAAAGGCTATACAGAAGTCAATGAAGCTGATGATGCATATTATGTATCTTATAAGCGCTTTGACCAAGTAGCTCAAGTAATGGCTGTTGGCGCTGACTTTTCAGACACTATGAAGTTTGCACAAGAAGATCCTAACTCAAGCACTGTAGGTAATTATGTTGGAGCTATCATTGGTGCTAACGCTGAATATTTAACTAACTTAAATACTATGCAATTTGTAGGTGATTTAATTAGTATGGGTCGTGGCAAGTTTGAAGATAATGGTGAGAAAATGCTTAATGTCTTTGAGGCTATGTCAAGACAAATGGCTAAGTCTGTAGTCATGGGTACCCCTGGCGTTGGCCTAGCTACATCTACAGCATCAGCTCATGTAGCAAGATTGATTGATAGACCAGCTACTACTAAGATGGCTGATGAAATTATTGTTGGTCGTGGCATTGGTGAAAGAGCTGAGAAAGTATACCAACAAGCTAAGAACGAACTTTTAGGTAGAGTGCCTGTATTACGTGGCGATTTAACTAAAGACCTAGACAATGCTGGTCGTGAGAAGTTTACTAAGAATACAGTAATGGATCTATGGGTCAATGCTATTCCATTCGTATCAGCTACAGCCACTGGCAAATCTGAAATGGATGAAGTGCTATTTGATAACAAGCATGGTATCAATACGCCATCAAGAATATGGGATGGTGTTTCATTAAATGCAGAGCAATATAATGACTATAAAAAACTCTATGGTCAAAAGATCAAGCTAACTCAATATAGTTCTGATGGCACAGAACTAGGTACAGTAAACATGGAAAAGGCTATTCCGTTGATTATGAAAGATATCGATAGGGATAGAGCTGCTCGTGGAGAAGCACCTATGCCACCAGGTGATAAGCGTCAAGAGATTGATCGTATTGTTACAATGTATAGAAAAGAAGCAAAACGTATGATGGTCGGGGATTTACAGAAATATAACCCTGATTTACCAGACGATCAAGATTATGATGCTCAATATAGTGGCAAGTACATGGATCAAGATGGCAATGAAGTAATGGCTAAATATCAGGACTTGACAAAAGCTATAAATAAGAATAGAAAATTTGTTCGCTTTTCAACAAATCCATAGTAAAATAAGGCAAAGGAAAAATCATGGCTGATTATGCAATAACCAATGTAACAAGACGTGTGGTCTATACTGGCTCTGCTGGTGTAGGGCCATATGCTTTTTCGTTCCCTGTATTAGTAAATACAGATATCGCAGTATATAAGAATAGCACACTTCTTACATTAACAACAGATTATACAGTCACCATTAGTGGAACTACTGGTACTGGATCAGTGACATTAGTATCAGCCGCTACTGGATCTGATCGTATTACTATCGTAGGTGCAAGAGCTATCCAACGCTCAACAGATTTCGTAACTGGTGGTGACTTCTTTGCCAATACACTTAATACTGAATTAGATTCAGAAGTTATCTTTGTTCAACAAGTGGCTGAAACAGCAGAGCGTTCATTACGCGCTCCTGTTACAGATCCTACAACCATTAATATGACATTGCCATTGAATACTGCTCGTGCTAATAAAACACTTGCATTCGATTCAGATGGTAACCCTATTGTAGGTGAGCAAATTGGTGACTATCGTGGTAACTGGGCAGCTGGCACATCATACAACAAACGAGATCTAGTTAAAGACACTACTACCAATAATATTTATATTTGCTTAGTAGCACATACATCTACTGGTAGCCAACCACTTACAACAAATACAGATTCAGCTAAATGGGGCTTAATTGTAGATGCTGCTGCATCTTCAAATGCTGCATCTAACTCATCTAATGCTGCAAATAACTCTAGCA